AATGTTAACTGAACTCATGTTGAAGTGTAGCCCTCGCTTACAAATATTGTACCTTCTAAATAATATTGTTTCGACCCTGCACCATCAATTAATAAAACATCATATTTTAAAAGATCAGGAGTAAATGTAGCAGTTTGAGTATCAGTAAGAGTAATACTTACAGATCCAGCAGATCTATCAGTATAAGTAACAGAAAAATCAGCATATTTTGTAGTGCGAGTTTCTTCCCAAACCTGTGCAGCTACAGTAAATCCAGTAAGATTTATAGCATTATTATTAGAATCCTTAAAAATAAGCGGAATTGTATGATCCGATCTTCGTTGAAGCGTGAAGTTATAGATTCCTGGTTCGATTGCCATAACTAAATTCTTATTATGTACATCATAGCTACGTTGCGAGGTCTTGATTCGTTTCCACCAGTATTATTTATAGTAATACCAACTGTTCCAGACATTGATAAGTTTCCACTATTTAATATGGCCTGGTTTGTTGAACCGCTATCACTGGTTCTATAACCAATCTGATAACTTTGACCACTACCTAGTGTAATCGCTACGCTTGCTACAGAAGGTTGCAAACTAAATCCTCTTGCATTGTGTCTGTGGTTTGCACCCGAAACAGTAATACCAGCATTACCATAACTATGATTATGACTTTGGTTCGCACTACCTTGAGGATTATTTATACTTCTACCACTATCTACCCCTCTACCATTATCAAATCCTCTAATAAATTCTCCTCTTAGATCAGGAAGATTAAAAGTTGATGACCCATTACCAGAACCGTATGTCGTTCCAATTATGGCAAATAGGGCAGAGTATGTACTTCTGCTAACTGCTGCACCATTACATTCTAAATATCCTGCTGGCACACTAGCTGCTGCTCTACAAAAAACACAACCAGTAGGAACACTGTCGGGAGTTGCAAAACTTAAATTACCGCTAGAATCTGTTGTTAAAAAACCACCGTTAACTGGAGTAGCTGGTAATGTGTAAGTTATATTTGAACTTACTGATTGTGGCACACCAAGAGCTATAAAATGAGTATTATCCCCATCATTAATACGCAAAGTTCTAACACTATTATTACCACGAATAGTTAAACCATTTGCATTAATTTCACAAGCCTGATTTCCTGCTGCTGAAAAACCAATTTTGTTAGCACCTGCCCTAAACATACCTGTAACAGTATCTTGGTCAAAAGCATACGCAGGAAGATTTGCTCCAGAACCATCATCACCTAATAGCTGACCCGTCATAGTACCGCCACTTCTTAGCAGTAATCCTAAATTCGGTTCGTTTACAGAACCAATAGTTGTAAAGCCATCATTAGCTGCCCTTCTTATTTTTAATTTATTAGAGTCTGCTGTATCTGCATAAAGCATAAATGCTTCTGGGTTTGCAGGGTCACTACCGCCAGAATTACAAGTTTTTATTGCATCAAGAACAGCATTTATGTCACTTCTTACAGAAGCTCCTGACGCATTGGCTATATTGTAATCTCCTACTTGGCTCATTTAGAAAATACTTTTCTCCATATTACACCCCTTTACCATAACCGACAGCCTGAAAAGTGAAAGAACGATCCACAAAACTAGAACCGTTTTTAATATTTACAGTAAATCCTGTGCCAGAAACATTAGTAACAGTAAAGAAATCACCTGATTGTGCGTTCTGTATAGTTATACCAACGGTAGGCAAGAAAGCATTTGCTCCTCCTAAAGATGAAGTACCCACAAAAAACGGAGTTCCGAAGGTAACAGTTTTTGCTGAAGTACCTGATTGCTGTGGAGCACTCGATGTACCACCACCAGTTTGATAATTTTGCTCTGTTCTTGATTGAAATTCTGCTGTATATCCTGCTTGCTGTACGTTCATGTTTTGAGCACTGTTTGTTGACTCTAAAAGCAACTTAAATTTAAACCTTCTAGCTTTAAATGTTCCGTTTGCAAAATTGTTAAACGTACCAAAAGATCCTGATGCCGTTTGTGATAAAGCTACTTGTACCTGACAGTTAACTTCATCTGCTGCTGGTCCATCAAAATTACCATCTAACGCAGCATATTGATCCCATAAAATACCAGGTGGTCCAGGGATTAGACTTTCAATATCATTACCGATAACAAATCCAATAGAACGGATAACTCTTTTTAAATCAAGAGAAAATACACCTCCTAAATCTAAAATATCTTTAAAACTATATTCTCCTGTTGCATTTGTAGCTGGATTAGTTAGCTGCAATGCACTTGTAGAATTATTAAATGTTGTATTAGTTTTAGTTCCTTGAAATGCAGGACTATCTAAATCTTCTCTATCTTGCAATATTACTTGAGTATCAATCAGATCAGGAAGATCCATAATGACACTGGTTTCTCCTACACTGAAGTTTCCCTGGTCATCTTGGAATTTAAGAATATACTCTCCTTCTAAACTAGGAACAATGGCATCTGTAGTATTACCAGCTAATGCAGTTATAAGGTCAACAGAGTTTTGAAACGTACCGCTTCCATCTGTTAAATTACTGTGTCTTACATAAACTCGACCACCGTGTAAAACGTCTGGGTCTGTTGATTTATTCCATTTCAATCGTACAAGTTTATTTGTTATTGGTTCGATTGATAAGTTAGCCACATTAGCTGGAGGTGCAGTTTTACCAACAGCGTTAAAAGTAAGGTCAGAAGAAGTTGCCGATAATACAAGTGCAGCGTTATAAGAATATACTTTAAATTCGTATGTGCCAGCTTCAGTATTTAATATTTCAAAATCAGGTCTAAATACTATTTCACTTACCCAGTTTGTATTGTTAAATCTGTATTGAACAAGATACTGACTAACTCCTGTCACGGGAACCCAAGTTAACAATAATTTTGGAACAGCCAAGTTATTTATCACTACTATCATTTCTTTTGGCTGACCATTTTGATCCGAAATCTTTAAGTTTCCTGGAGGATCTTTAGGTTCATTTAGTAACGATATTGTTCTCTCTGGCAAACTTATTCCAGATTCAATATTTGCATACTTTCCATCAAGGTATGTCAAAGCTGTGATCGCATAATTTATACCATCTTGCTCCTCTACAGTAATTACTCTAAAAGTTTGAGCTTCTAATGTAGAACTAGACAACAACCACATACTATTAGCATTTGGAGTTTGACTTAATGCAGAACCTAAAGTGATAACATCGCCAGTTACACTGGTTACATCTTTAACTTCTACACTTCCATCGGGAAGAATAATGCTGCACTTTTTATTAGTTCCTGTAAATGTGTTTAAATCTTTAGTATTATCTACTGTTATTTGAGTTGTAGTAGCACTTTTAATTCTTCCTGCTCGTCTTTCTACACTACGAACTGGATCGTTTACAGAAATGACAGATCCAGGTCTTACGATTGCACCAGCATCTATTGAAGTAGTAAAGCTAACTACTTCAGATTCATTTTGTTCACTAAATAGAATTGCTTTACCTAATCTTTGAGCCTGACCACGGGAAGTACAAGCAAATGCTTTTACATCTTTCTTTACTACCCCTAATTTTGCTTGTGCAGCAGTATCTTCTACAACTTCATAATCTATTTCCCTACTATCCATGTTGAAATATCCTACAGATATTACAGTGTGTCTTTGTTTTAGACTGCTACCAGAATATGAAAATCCACCTTCACCTACGTTTGCCAAACTAAATAAATAACTAGAATCAGTTGGCCTATCTTGTGAGATTGTTACAGAACCTTCAGACCATATAGGGAAACATCTCATAACACCAGCTAATTCGTTTATTAACTTATAAGCCTCCATGGAGCCTTGTAGGTTTACATTGCAGCTAAATCTTGCCTCTTGTCCTCCAAAACCGTCTGATACCAACTCATTTGCGTATCTACTGGCTGCTACAAAACTAAATAAATCTAAATTACTGTCTGTAATATGCGTTCCAAATCCGTACCTTTCGGTAGTGAGAAGGTCAAGTAATATTAGACTCGGACACGAGCACCATTGAGCAGCACCCATTGTTCCATTGAATATGTAGTTAGGCGGATAAATTATTCTCCCAGTTTGAGAATCAACAGTTGGAGTAAGACCTCCATTTGCTGCTGGAATACGAACTTTTACACCACGAATACGAAAAGCTCTTTTTGGTATAGAACTAAACTGCTCAGAATCTATCCTTAAATTTGTATATGCACTGTTAGGGTAAGTTTGTTTATCGTCAACAATCTCACCCAGACTTGTCCAAGTAAAAGCATCAACAAGATTTGAAGATGTGCTATCTGCTGTTACCCTGACCACTCTTACATCTACAGGAAATGCACCTGTAAGATTTACACGATATTCTTTTTGGTACGCATCAGCAGTTCTACCAGTAATAGTGTCTGATAAAACATCATTAAAACCACCACCGTTGTATTGAATTTGTATTTTTAAGTCGACAGTAGAACCAAGTAAATCTCCTTCATCTGTAGCTTTTTGTAATTGCGGAAATGTGATTGTAACTTTTGCAGCATCAACATTTGTATTCGTAATCTGACGAGTTACAGGAGAGGAGTTTGTGACCGTTACTCCTACAGTCGTAAACGACTGACTACTTTCAATACCTGGAATATGTTGTTGGTTTGACGTTCCAAAACGAGGTGTAAACTCTACATTTTGAAAATTAAAATCTGTTGTTTGCGGGTTAGTATTGCTTGCAGATGAATTTAGAATAGGTGTGTTATTTAAAAATATATCTTTTTGTGCAGCATTATTGTAAGCAGTAGATCCTTTTGTAAGCCCCGCCTTAGATGGAGTAGCAAAACCCTCAATCTCTCCTTCAGATAATAAATCCTGGATCGTAGCAAACTGTCTACTGTTTAAAGTATCAGGTGCTCTTGTTGGAGATGGTGGAGTAGGAGGAGGGCCACCAGAACCTCTAATAATTTTATCTGTCATGCTGTTACCTGATTAGTGTCAATTCCTGCTGAGATAACAACTGATCCTGTTACTATTTCTCCGTAGACAATAGGGTGGCTAGTTCCCGCACGGCTAGTGTTCTGAACACCAGAAAAACTGAATGAAATTCTTGGATCTTCTTCATTAGAAAAATCGGGTATATCAGGTAAAGGAAATAACATATTTGAAACACCCTGTAAAACTAATGAAGCTCCTATAGCACTAACAAAATTACCAACACCAGCACCAAACCCTGTAACTACACCTCCTGTAAGTTCTGCTCCTGCTTTACCAAACATTCCAGCACCAGGAAATAAAAATGACGTTCCTATGAGAACCGCACCCAGTAAAATTTTACCTGTATTTCCTCCAGCACCAGTTATTACAGGAACAATACTTACGCTTGATTTTCCTATAGGATATTGAATTTCACCTTCGCCTATTTCACTTTTATCAACCAAAACTTTATAATGTCTATCAGCCATGTGTGCTTCTAGTCCATCAAAATTAGTTATTAAGAATTTAATTGCATCAGCAGTTGAATTTATTACAGCATCTAATTCTTTGTGACCTATAAAGTCAGCTAGTTCTCCATAAAGTTTAACTTTTCTGAGCATAGCGATACCTCTTACCAGTACATTTTAACAACCATTCAGAGTAAGGCTCTCTACAAGATAGTCTATCTGCTAAATGATGTAAAACCATATCTCCAAGAAAAATAGCTACATGATTTAAAGTTGGGTGCATTATTGACATTAATAATACATCTCCTTCTTCACATGGTTCTTCTGGTCTAAGTTCTCTAAAACCTGTTCGCCAAGCATAATCCTCAAACAAAGGATTTTCTAAAAATTCTTGTGGTGACATACTTCTTTGATAATCCCTAAGTTTTATACCTTTTTCCTCTTTATACCAATCAACAACTAAACTCCAGCAATCGGTTACACCCCACACCCACTCACGACCCAGTAATGGTGGTTTATATCCACATGGTTGTAAATATGCCCACTGTTCTGTTTTAGGATTTACAATGTGCCATGGTAAATTACTGTTTTCGCAACTAATTTTATCTGCCTGACTAGGATCGGGAGGTGTTATAGGGTGGCTATGAACAACACCAATAATCTCACCCACATTATCTGCTTTTACATAATCTTCTGGGTCCATAATAAAACATTGATGTTCTGTCATGGAAAGATTGCGACAAGGATAATACCTTTCTTTACCTTTTACATTTAAAAGCAAACCACAAGATTCTTTTGGATCTTCACGTTGAGCATGAAGTAGTGCTTTATATTTCCAACTCATTGACTAAATGTACCAATACTAGGAAATAATGCACGAGTGCATTGACGTTTGGGTGCTCTAACCCCAGCCATATCAATAGCTCCAGCCAATTCAAACTCTACAACATTTCTGTTTTCTGCTGCTTTCCGATCTATTGTATAAATTTGACGTTTAAATTCTGCTGTAGGATCTGGTGTTCCTAATGGGTTTGAATTACCTGGAAAATTAACAGCATCAAGAAATCTTGCCATTGTTCTTATTCTAGTAAATTTAGCACCTGTTAAATCATTCCCTGCTGTTGTAGCATTAACAGTGAGAAGTATTGCAGATATAGTTCCTAACGCATTACTTACTACAAGTTTTGGTCTTGGAATTTGACCTCGTTGGTATGCAAAACCTTCGGCTGTTATAGGAAATCTTAAGTAAGAATTTCCAGCCCAAACGATCTCACCATTTGCGTTTAAGTTACTGCCAGAATGAAATCTATAAATTGTAGTCGCACCATGCAAGGAGTTATCTAGCTGTAATGTAAAAAGTTCAATAATTGCAGAAGGGTTTATCTTTTGAACTTCACTAAATACAGGATCAGTACTCATGGTTCAAACACCTCTCTAAATGTTGCCTGTATTGTTGCTCTGTTTAAATATGGAATTGATTTGCTCCATGTTTCACAGACAAACTTAGAAGAACTAGCTTCTCCTGGAGGCTGAAAATCAAAGCTGGCACTATCATTTGCCCTAGCATCTAAAAATGTTTCTATGGTATCTGCATCTGATTCTGAAACATTAAAAGTAAAATTAAAAACTTTTGGATTTTGATGTTGTGCTAAACCAAACAATATCCTGTGTTCATAGCCATCAGCGAAACGAACCACTTTAGTATTTGGTGAGGATTGTTTTTGTTGGCCGTATGTTGGAGTGATAGAAGGAAAAGTAGCCATTATGCGAGTAAACCTCCAGGTCTTTGTTGCTGTAATATTTCAGATTGTACAGCTACAGATATAAGACGACCAAGTTCTTTCCCTCTATCCTCATCCCCTTGAATAGATGAACCAGAGGCATCTACGTTTACCACCACATTTGTAGAACTACCAAGAGCATGGTTTGGTGTAATCATTCCTGAGGATTTAGGAGTAAATAGTTCTGGTCCGCGTTCTCCGACCATGTAACTTCCTCCAGCTTTAACTGGACCTCCATCAGCCCTGCCTCCAAAGAACTTACCAATACCTCCAGGTAAAGTAGTTAAGAAAGAATTTACACCATATTCAATGAGGGATCTCTGTATTTGAGCGAACACACTGCGAGCAACATCTCCAAGAGTTCTAGTTCCTTGGATTGCACCTTCAATAGCATCAACAAGACCTGTTTCTATACTTGTGGCTATAGATCCATATAGATCAAGTGTTCTTTGCAGTGAGTTTCTAAGTTCAAGACTGTCTGCTATTTGCTCCTCCATTTCTTTGGTTATGTCTTTTAAAGGAATATCCATTTCTTTTGCTATACGGAGTTTTTCTTGTTCTACTTCTGCTGCAAAACTACCTAGCTGTATTTGATTCTGCATATTTTTATTCTGTGCTCTTATAGCTTTTGTAGCTAAATTAAACTGGTCCGTTCTGAGTTGAGCTAGTTCGAGTGATTTTCCTTCCTTAACTAATTGCTTTTCTATGTCAGATATTTGTTTCTTTAATCTTCTTCGTTTATGTTCATTCTGTTTACTGGAATCTATTCCCGCTAATCGTTCTCTTAAAGCGTTCAACTTATCTACCTGTTCCCCACCTTGACTTTCGGCTAATGTTAGTAATTCTGCTCTACTTCTTTGGCTCTCTCCTGTAATACCATTTATAGCGGTAGCAAAAAATTTAAAGAATGGAGCTAAAGCAGCTTGCATTTTAGCCATCGCAACTTTAAAGGAGTTTCCGAGCATACGACTAGCCTTGGCAAATTCTTGAACATTCTTTACTCCTTTTTCACCTATTGCTTGATTCATTTTTTCTGTTGCTGCTGCTAATGCAGCGTGTCTACCTTCCGACTTTTCAAGAACTCTTAGTCTTTCAGCTTCTACCGTTCCAGCTATACCTGACGAGACTATAAGTTGCTCAATATTTGGATTTAGAATGTCAAAAGCATTACCTAATGTATTTATGTTGGTAACTAATGTTTGGATCTGTGAAAGTACAGCAGTTGCAACTAGACCTCCTGCAAATCCACCCATCTGTCCTCCAAATTTTCCTCCAATAGCACCACCAGCAGCACCAACAGCACCACCGAGTAAACCTTGACCAAATAAAAGTGGAAATGCACCACTAATTAATGCACTTGCAAGTGCACCGCCACCCCCTCCTCCTGGAGCCACTCCCTTTCCAGGAAGCATTTGCCCCATAGGACTAAACTTCAGAGGTGAGCTAGGTCCTAAAGGTATCTTTGAAGTAGGTCTAAGTCCTTTTGTTGACTCCTTTTTAGATAAAGCAAGACTTTCCTTTTTTAACTTATTTGTTTTTGCTAACTCCTTATTAATATTTTTTTGTGCTCTTTCTTGCTTTAGTAGTAATGCAGCTTTATCTCTTTCGTTTTTTAGTAGTGTTTTAGAATCACCCTTTTTTCCCTGTGCTAAAGCGTTTAGCTTACTTATTCTTCGCTCAAGATTATTTATTTGCTGGTTAATCTTCTGAACATTCAGCTTTATATTAACTTCGTAATTAGAGCCAGCCACTAATTTAGATAAAACATTGTTCTTAGTTTAGCGTACCTTACGATATTGAGCTTTCTTTTTTGCTTTTTCGTATGCTTTCTCTTCTCTTTCGTTCTTAAGACTAAAGTATGCGTTCCAACCATATACTTCTTCTAATGTCATGTGACTACGAATATACTGGACTGTCATTCCTAAAGTTTCAGCAACTACAAACTGAAAATATAGGTAATGGTCTTTATCCATCTGTGCTTTTTACGGCATCGGGGGTAGCCTCCTCACCCAACTCTTGCATCTTAGTCATAAGTTCAAGTAAGACTCCCAATGGTATTTCTCTTCTTAAAGTAACTTTGTCGCCTTCGCTAAATAGCTTTTGACCATTTTCATCTTCAGCTTTATTTATTATTACTTGAAGAGCGAAGTCTAGGCTACCTTCGTTTTGAACTCTGTTGGAAGCCATTAAAATATCATTTATGACATCTCGATCAGCAATAGTTAGTGGTGTCCAATACACAGTTAAGATTAGTTCACCATCTTTGTATATAGGGTAGCTACTTCTTTTGCCTATGCTAAACGCTTGCTTTAGCTTGTCGATTGCTCTTTCTGA